TTACTCAAAGAAGGTTCAAAGCACCTTCAGCGGTCAATCCTGTGTCTTTAATGAGCTGTTTTGTTGGTTCGCTTTGTGAATTGTACCATTCTTGCGCGTTTGCGAATCATTCTTTGGTGAGATCCTTCACTACGTCTGGGGTAACGGATTGAGCGATAGGTGCAGCGACTTGTTCAATTCATTGGGACACCACTCATTCGATAGGGGACGTGACCGCTCGCCCCGCTCCGATAAGCCCCTCGATCAATGGACGACCGACATCGGTGCTTTTCTCTCCGCCATGTGTCATCTGGTAGATATTTGAGCCGATCCCCTTGGCGAATCCGGAGAATCACTTGCCAGCCGCTTCTGCTCACTGAGCGAATGCGTTTGCTGTCTTTTCTCAAATTCCTGCCAATGTATCTCCAACTCATAGAACCTTATTTTGTTGTGGTATTTCTGTTTTATTTGTAGAAATACCCATTTTATTTTGGATGGAATCCGCAATAAATGACTCATCTTCGCCATTCTGAATCATTTTTTTGACAGCCTCTCGGCGTGTTGATAATTCCGGCTTGTCTTTTGAAGCGTCAAGAAATCACTGAATGATATCTTTATTTTTAGAAGCATTCAATGTATTTTCTCATTGTTTCTGTATGGCTTGTGCTTGTTCTTGTGTAGTTCATTGAGCGTATGGGGCGGGAGCCATCTTTACACCTCATGTTATATCCATCGCAGCAGCAAATGGGTTTAATGTGGATCGTTCTGTATTGAGCGCCGATCACTGTTTTACGTTAGAGAAATCGAATAGAGCCATATTAAAATGTGTAAGTGTTACCGGATGATGATTTTATAATGCTTCCATCAGTACCTTTGCCTATTTCATTTAATAGTCAATTTACTTTGTTCTCATAACTCCTTACAGTTCCAGCAAATCCCGAAACATCACGACCAGCACTTCCATCGATCTGAATTTGGGATTTGAACCCATTTATCATCGTCTTAAGAGTCATAGCAAGCACAAGTTTATTCACATCTTGTGTTGACTTAAGATTCGGTACGGTTTTAGAATAGTTTTCAATATCGGCATCTGTAAGAACTCATACTTCTCCGTATACTCAACGAGCAAGATTTGGAATAAGAGCGTTAATTTCCGCCTTTAATGCCTGCGCATTTGTATCATAAGGATTATACGAGCGTATTGCGCCAAGTATTGGACCAGTATCTGTTTCCTGTATTCTCTTTGATAGGTCGGAAATCTGCGATAAAGCCTGAGAGAATTTACCAAGTGATTTTAGGCGCTCCTCTCCCATATCTTTTCCACCCTGCGAATACTTCATAATATCGTATATATTCGCATTTTCATCTTCCATAACCTGCGCTTTTTCGTCAAGGAATGAGCTATATTCAGAATCTTGTGATAGTTTCTTCTTGTCTGCGGCTGTTGCACTGTTCCACCTGTCTATTTTAGCAGGGGAGTATCATGATTGTGCCTTAGTTCCATCTCCACTTACGGTGAAATCTCCACGCTGTATCGCACCGATGAATTCTTTCCCTATTTCTGGGGTGCTTGAAGCATAAGCAACGCCGATATTGGCTGATTTGTTAGGATTTACCCCCTCATTTGCAATGATAGCATTCAGGAGGGTTTCTTGTGGGATATCTTTGATTCTTGTTTCTGGACTGAATCAGGTAAGGCGTGAGTAATTATTGGCAGCGTTGGTATTATACGCAGCATTAGGACCAGAAGTCCAACCGCTTGCGAATTTCCCTAGAGTAGTATCTCCATTTGCCCAAGAACTTCCACCGCTTAATTTTGTAGATAGGTCAGAAAGTGCTGCTGCCTTACCTGTATCCATATCAGGGAACACTGCGTAAGTGCGACCATTTGGCGACTTATAGAATCAAACCGCCCCGAGACTCTTCGCATAATTCTTTCCTGCTTCTGACTCTGCCATAATGTTTCAAGGATTGTTTGTATCCTGCCCGACATTATTTCAGGTTCTTGTAAGTGACGATGTAAGATCGATAAATTCTCCACTTGGTATTGTGGATACTCATTGCCCTGATGTAGAAGTACCGTTTATTCAGCCAACACCGTTGAAGCCTCTGCTCTGCCCTGTTTTCTCGTTGTATTCAATGGTCTTTGTAACTTGGTTTCCGTCTGCGTCTGTATATGTAATGTTTGAAAGTTTCCACCCAGTATCTTCTGGTGCAAATTTCTTTTTCATTGCGTTTTGGTATTCAGTTTTGCTTTGGAATGCTTTGTTTAAGTCAGAAAGCGCATCTCAAAGACTTCTTCAGCTTGCAACCTGATTTTGAATATCGGCAATAATAGCTTGAGAAGAACGTTGTGGTAGAATACCAAGATCGGCGTATTGTTTCAGTAATTGGTTCGTTGCAGTAGTTGGATCGCTTGCGATTTTTGCTTGTTGTGATAGTTCTTGCTCAAATTCTTTCTGCTTCTGTTTTATCGATAGATCAGATCTGAATTGTTCAAGCTGTTTCTGTTTTTCAAGTTCTTGTGCATCCTTGTATAGTCCGAGATTCGTTGACATAAGGTTTGCGGCTTCTGTTTTCATATCTGCAAGTGTACCAACCGCGTTGTTGTACACATTCATTTTCACAACCAAATCCTTGTAAATGTTTTGTTTTCGCTCTGCCTTTAGTGCTGCCGCATAGCTAGAAGTTGCGCCAGATCATTTCAGCTCTTGGTCAACTGCTGTATCAATATTGTCGTATTCTGCTTTCAGTGTATCGTAATCGTTCTTTTTCGTTTCCACGTCTTTCTGTTTTGCTTGGATATCTGGAGTTGTTGTCAATGAGTTCATTTCATCGGCAGTGATATACCCATCGGCAAATGCTTTTCCGATTGCAGTATCTGCCACGATATTATTGAGAGCGCTGTTCACTACGTTATCTGTTTTGATATCCTCCTTATTGATACGATTAAGGGCGAGGGCTTTATCAATCTTCGCCTTTACCTCTGGGATAGATATGAGATCATTGTATGTTTTAGACCCCAAAGCGATCGTTCCGTTTTTAATGGACGAAGCAAAATCGGTGTCAGTGAATGTTTTGAACTGATTTATGTTATCGATACGTGATTTTGCCTTCTTGTATTCATTTGTGCTAGTATCTCATGCAAAAGAATTTGAAGCCAGTTCGTTGAATATCTGGTTTTCTCATTTCGGGATGTTCTGTTGTTTATAAACAGAGTCCATGATAGCTCTTTTAGCAGGGTCTGCGTTTGCGTATCCATAAGCAGCGTCATATGCTGCTCGATCTTTGAAAAGCTGTGGTGCGTTTTTAATTCACTCGTTCAAATTCGCGAGTATTTCTTTTTCTCTTCATGTTCCAATATTTGTGTCCGCTTTTGGAGTGTCCGCTTTTGGAGTAGGCGTTTCAATCTTTGGCGTTTCCACTTTGGCGGTCTCTGCATTTAGTTTCTCCTGTTGCTGCTTGATAAAATCATTGGACATTCCAAAAGAGTCTACTTTAGGAGTCTCTGGAGCAGGCGTTGGAGCAACCGGTGCGACAGGCTGTGGACTAGCCATTTGATTATTTTGTGCATTTTCTGGTGGTGTTCATCAAATATTGGCTGTCTCTGTTTGCGCTGAGACAGTATTTGCATTTTTCGCTTGCTGTGCAGCGATAAACTCGGGCGACATTCCGAAGGAATCTGTTTGTGTAGTTGCCATTTTATGAAGGAAATGTATATGACACGATTATATTCAAAAGGATAGCCTTTGCAAGCTATCCCCAACACGTGATTATAAATTGTGCGCTTAGCGCGTTATTCGTTGTGAAATTAAGAGTGAATCCATCAGAATCCATTGAAGTGAGAGTGGCTGCCTTGAGTGTTGTATTCCCATTGTTTGGGATATATATGATTCTATTATCACGGTATGACCTCACAAATGTCCCACTCGACCAATAGTCATATTGGCATCCGTTAGAAACTCCATCGGCGGATCAGTCGGACGATGAAGAAGGGGATTCAATCATGTTTGCCTGTATCCTCACTGCTGTTGGCTTGAATCATACGCCAGTATACGACCACGATCCAGTGGATGTGCCTGTATATGTATAGGTTTTCACGTACGTTTTCCCACCGCTCGATCACATGACCTCTTTCCCTAGTTCCAACTGTTCTTTTGTCTCTCACGCCTTATACATATCGGTGTAATACGTAGGAGTTTTTTCATCCACTACGTTGGCAATATCTCAAAGTTTCTCGTCTTTATCCATTGTTAGTTATCGTTAACAGTATCGGCATACACCACAACACGTCAAACAGACGGAGTATATGCGTTAATTGATCCATCACTTCCAGATACAAGCTCGATTTTTAATTGAAACTCGGTAATATTCCCGAGAGCAGTTTGCGATATTTCCGAATGTCTCATTGTATACGTTTTCTTGTTTTGATACGTTGCAAAATCAAGATCTTTTATGAGAATATACGAAGAGCTTTCGTCCGATCGAATATAGACAAGAATTCTTGTGTTTGGTTGGAGCTTAAGCGCTATCTTTATTTTATCAATTACCATTTCCTCGATCATTTGCCCTCTTTGCATGAGAGTTTGGATATTTCCGCTGTCAACATATCAAAGATTTGACGGTGTTGTGTCGTTTTCGATTTTGTACACCTTGTTGTCGGATGCTGTTGTGAAATATGTGTACTGGCTATCGTGTGCGTGTAATAGAATTGTGTCAGTAAGCGAAACAAGCCTTACAAGGCTCTTGTTTGTGCCGGGGTAATAGTTGCCATATGTATATACTCCTTCTCACGATCCAGAACGCCCACCGCTGATATAGACGATACCTTGACGGATTGTCATGTTTCATCGTAAAAAACGCGCTCAGGATGCGTTTTCCTTATCAACTCTCACTTCGCTCTTTTGTGTACCCTGAATGAGGTAGAGATCGGAATAATACCGATCATATCATAATACCGCATAATCGTTTCATCCATCATTTACAACCCCAAGAATCCTCGAGTTATTCCATATTTGACGATAGAACGGAAGAACATCGGTTCAATTCCAAAAGTATTGCACTCATGAATTACCGATATTTGTGTATATCTTGAAATTATTCTGGAATTGTGTGAATCAGTAGATTGATTCCTCTGTTGGCAATACAAGAGCATTCGAGACGACCTCTGACTTGTCTAGCTCAACAATACAATTGTTTATCGCTGCGTATAAATTTCCGTTGTTGCTGATTACCTGTATTTCGTCCTTGTCGTTGAATACGGTTCAAGTGGCGGTGTATGATTTGTACGCTAGATTGAATGTCGATAGAGAGCTATTTGAACGATGGATCACTCATACTCAAGCAACAGGAGCGGAGTAATAATACACGAATTGGGATCATGTATTGTTTGTCATCACGCCTATCCCATCAACACGAGTATTTGAGGCAAACGTGTTTTTAAGCACTCCGTTTAGGTATACATTCCCCGATGAAGTACACACAACGATTCAGCCTCATGAAATTCATAGTTCTGCCAAGTTAGCTATACAGGAGATGTTCCCGGAAAAAGTCCATCATGTATCCACAAGTTTCGATTCTAGTTTCGCATACGACAAATCCTTTCGCACCTCAACTCATTCCGAAGCATAAAACGAGTTTGCAGGTCATTTCGCTATATCATCAGCCTCTCATCCAATGAAAGACTGTATGTCGAATACTCTTTTTGTCATTTTATAGAGGATTAACGTAGAATCATGGGGCGGTTCATCTTGGCGAAGCGCTCGCAACACGAGTATTGAGCGAAGATATCATAGTTGCAAGCTCCCTTTGGAACTTGTTTTCAGCATCCATTGCCTCATTTAGCAATTTTTGGCGGATATACGAGTATTGCCTAGCTCAAAGACCGATGATATAGTGGTATTTCGCAGGTATTTTACCATTGAATAAATCGGATTCCGATACTGTTTCATCAAAATCGACAAGCCCTGTTGAAATGAATACGCGTATTTTTGAAGTATTATCGACAGGGGCAGGATAAACAAATACAGAGTTATCCTTTACCTCGTAGAAAGGAGACGTTTTCGGTTGATGTACTTCATAATATGATTCATCATGATCGAGTAAGTCAGTATCTTGTCGAAAACATTTCGTGAATGTTCACGTGTTACCGTAATCAATGGATACTCCATAGATTTTGTTCGTTCCTTTTATGTTTCAAAATGTTTGATTCATAAAAGTGTACTCCGATTGATATGGGACACTATCTCATGTCGCTCGATTCCAGAAAAACTTCTCTCATATCTTTTTCACTATTGCATCTTCAATAGTGTGATATGCAGCATTAAGATCGGTCAACACGTCGGGCAGATTGTAGTTACTTATATCTGTTCAAGATGTTGCTCGTGCATATGCTACAAGCGCGTATCAGTCCATTATTTAGTTTTTAGAGAAATAGTTGACTTCTTTTCTTCCAAATTATGTTCGATTACTGCAACAATGTTTGAATTGTAAGGGAAAACAGTCAAAACAGCACTATCACTATATTCATTTCCTTCAAGATACGCAGTTCCTGCCCCAAGAGGAATATCAACAGCCTCTCATCCATGGTGCTTTGCTATAAGATGCATAAGAACATCACGTTCAATTGTCGCGTTGTATTCATGAATAACAGTTCCAGAAAGGATCTTGATGGCAAATGTCTTTTTCATATGGTATGATAAAAAATATATACGTTTGCATTATATACAATGTCAAACAAAAAACAAGAAAAGCACTCAAATCGAGTGCTTAACTTGCGAAAGACCATATTTACTTAGTGTCCTTCTTTCCAGGAGACTGAGCATAAACACATTCGCCTTGTTCGACCATGTGTTTTGCTATTGATTCAGTAGTTTCATGAATGACACCACTCTTATTCTCAATAAATACAGTTTTTGCCATACTTTATGTAGTAACGAATTAAGCCTGCGTTACAAGCGAGAAGCTTGCGGAAGCAGTAGTTCCCTTATTTGCGTATACTCCACCTGTACCAGTTGCAACGTTGGTATCAAAGAAGAGAGCCCCCTTTGCATATCCTGCTGTTGTATCAACTGGAACAGTAGTTCCTTGTTGGAGTACAATGTATCCAGAACCGTCTCGAAGAAGGATTCCACCTTCGGTTGTCTTCTCAATAGGAAGTGCCATATTTTATATAGATTACGCGGTAAGCTTTACAGATACGAGACGTTCAGCACCTTCGGAGAATACCTTAGCACCGTAACGACTTGCTCCCTTCATGTAGTTCACGAAGGAATTTGCCTGAGTCTCAGAACCAACGAATTCAACATTTGGCTTTGTAATTGCAGCAAAACAGATTGGCTTTCCTTGTCCTGCAAGAGCATATACTGAAGTTGCAGTTACAAGGCGGTTTGACCAGTAAACCTTCATATTGTCCACTGTTCCGATAGTTCCACCAGTGACAACATTGTCGCCAAGAGTAGTATCACGAACGAGTTCAGGAGCATTAAGAAGGAAGCGCTTGCGCTTAGGGTCAAGAACGATCCAACGATCAGAATCAGGAACATTTGCTTGGTCAAGCTTCATTGCAACACCAGTGATAAGATCGTAGATGTTAGACTTGGAAACTGTAACAGAGTTTGTACCACCACCATTTGAGGCGGTTGTCATATCTCCGTCAGTGAATGTGATTCCTGCGTTTACGTATTGCGCGAAAATTGCATCATCGTAAGCTCCTGCAAATCGTTCTGCTGCGTCCTTGATAACCTGAGAGTCTGGGCTTACAGCAACGAGCTTGTAATCCTCATCAGATACCTTGATAGTAAACGCCTTTCGTAGTGTAGGAGTGAATGTTTCATCAGATTGAGCAAGATCCTGTACTGGGATTTCATCATAAGATGAAGTCATATCAGCAAGAGTGATCTTTGTCTGACGAATGAAGTGAACGGTGTCAATCTTGTTGAACTCTCATTCAAACTTTGTATCGGAGATATATTTTCCGACAAACGATTCACGGAGCTGGCTCTGGAGTACAGATGCCCACATAGCTCCCTTTTGTAGTGTATTAGCCATTTGATAGTAGAATAAAAATATATTCTACTGTTGAATGTTACTTGAATTTTACTCCACCGAATTTCGATGTAGACGCTTCAATATATTTCTTCTGTTGATCTGGCTTCATTGCATCAAAAGCATCGACAGATACTTCTCTGAATGAAGATGAAGGAGAACCTTCCCCAGTAACAGCAGGTTGTGAGTATACTTTCCTGTTCTCTTCAATTTCTGCGTCTCAAGTGAGTTCAGATAGAAGTTTTGCTCGGGAGAATTTGCCCTTTGTTGCAGCATATAGATCTTCGATTTCTTTTTTGATATCGTCAGATACTTCATGCGACTTGTAGAAATCTTTCTTTTCCATGAGAGCATCGAGAACACTTTCATCGATCTCTTGCTTGGCGGTTGGAGTTTCTTTCTTTTCCAACTTCTTTTCCTTCTCCAAGTGTGCAATTTTCTTCCTTGCTTTTTCTAGTTCTGATTTCTGCTTGATATAATCCTCAAGAGTAACTTCATCAGTAGTTTCTTCTTCGCTTCATGTATCGTTGGAATCAGTCTCTTCCAAATCGATATCTTCTGTTTCCTTTTCTGACATAAAGGGGAAAAGTGAGAAAATAATTTTATACGGATTATTAAAACCGTAAGAATGGCGACAAACCATTGACAGCATTATATATAAACCCCCTGCAAATGCAAGGGGCTTATTTTACAGGGCTGTTTTGTCCTTATTCATGGACTTTCATTTGAGCCTGTTTAATGGTATCGATATCGCTTCTCGGAGATATTTCGCTCTGTAATATGAGTCTTTGTCCACTTCTCATTTACCGATTGATGCGAGAGCCATCACTTCGCTTTTCCTTGCTTCTTCCTCTATGAGAGAAGCGTAGTATTTCCATCTTTCATCCGAAAGAAGAGAATCAAGTATTTCTATCATACGATTTGTTGTAATGATGGTTGCTGATTAGCTCATTGCATCATTTGCGATGCCATTTGTGCTGTTGAAGCATTAAGCGCGGATTTATCTCACGCCACTGATTGCTGAATATTACCAAGCGTAATGTTTTCTCTGATTGCTTCGTATCTGTTTTGCAATGCTTGGGTTTTTACGTCATTGTGATCGGCGGTCTCGAATATCCTTATGAATGTATAGTGATCGTCATCTAGCGAATCAACCCTAGCTCCAAGCGGGTCGTTGGAGTTGATAAGCACCAGCTTTTGTTCTGCTCGCATCTCATCAGGGGTTTTTGGAGCGAGTGTTGAAATCAATTCTTCGTTCATATCTTCCAAATCCATCCATTCTCGCATAATGATTGCCTTTTCGGTGTCCGTTTTCGCTGATTGCAGCTTGTTTTGAAGGATAAATATTTTTCCTGCCTTGTTTGTCTGTTTGTCCTGTTTGTTCTGACCTGCGGAAATAATTTCCAAGTTCAGCATATCTTCCCCAACAAAATCATCTTTTTTGAATACGTAGAATTGATCGGTGTATCATTCAGAAAGATATATCTCTTTCTTTTCTGCACTCTTCATGTTCGCAACGTACTGGCGATACCAGAGATATTTCCATTTGAATTCCTCGCCCCAAACTCCGATATTTTCCATAAGCAAGAACTGAATGTTTCCATTCTGTTGTGCCATTTGAAGCTCTCAAAGTGTTGCATCGTTCACTCATGAAACGCCCTGTTGCACCGATCATGCGCCGACAATGTTTTCAGCGTTTTGTCGTAACATTTCAAGCATGTTTGTCGGTACTGCGTTTGTGCTTTCTCTTGGTAGCTCATAGATAATATCCTGTAAAGATGGTGCTGTCTCATTCACTGGAATGTCTTTCCCTTCAATGGTTGGAGTTCCAAGTGACGATGGGTCTTGCAGTTGGTCAACGCGCACAAGCCTATCTCATCAGAAAGTATTTCGGTATGCCATAGCAAGGTAGAGATTGAACAGCTTGCTTATGGCTGATTGGCTGTCTCTGTTGAGATCAGGGACAGAAAGCCCGAGAGGTCTTCCCTTGATATAGAAATAGTACTTGAGAGCAATCGGATATTTCACAAGGCTTTCATCCTCTTTTTCTTCTTTTAGAACTGGGCGGAGATATTCGAGAGTGAGAATAGCGTCCATTGCTTTATTCGTAACAACTCGGTACTTCTTCCCGTTTATTTCCGTGAAATGGATATAAACGTCATACAGTTTGTTTGCGGTGTCGTCATAGGTAAGAACCACGCCATTTGCATCTTTTAGTTTGATCTCGTAATCATCCCACTCGTCACATGTTGTGAGGTCGATGTTTTCATATCATAGCTTTTTCATTGCCGATCGTTTCATTTTCACTTCAAAACCAGCAAATCGGTGTGATTCGATCGTTGGTCATCCGTCAGGGTCTGGAATCCATCGGAGACTGTCAACGGTGCAAATCTTTGGCGTGAGTCTACCAATAGAGAACCCATCGGAAACTTGTATGCCAACTCCTTTCAAGAATCTGTCTGATTCCATTTCATAATCCTGGATGTTCCATTTCTCTGCCTTATAATCGTACTTCATAGCACGATTCGCATTGATAGCTCGCTCATAGTCTCCATTCTTTCTTCGTTTCCATACTACCTTTGGACGGTTTGCCCAAGCGATAGACATGAGCATTCGATGATTCTGGAAGATTGTTCGGATACGAACCTTTGAGTCGTCTGCTTCTGCGTCAAAATAGAGTTTCAAGTCGTCTCTTCGTACCTGCCTTATAGAATCAACAGAATTGAATCCGTAATAATACTCGGATTGCACTTGCGCGAGTATGTCGGATTCTTTATTTCAGAAAAGTTTCATATGGATTGATTAAAGTATTTTCTTCATTATATGAATTTTTCTATTATTGCAAAGACTACAATAGGGAACGATTATCGCGGATGATTGTCTTAATGTTTGAGTTCCTTATGGTGTTTATTCTGGCGATAGATACAGCACTTGCAAGAGCATCAATAAGATCGTCATGTTTACCGTTTGGGAACTTCAATAGCTCTAACTCTAACGCTCCAATATTTTCGCATGATTTCCTATGTATAATCGATCTTGAGGAATATCTTGGTTGTAGTATAGTTCTTATGCGTGATATCTTTTCTCATTGTGGCAACACTTCATCAAGCACAAAGAACTTATCACGTATTCTCATTTGGTTTTTAACCTCAAGCGCAAGCATCTTTTGATATTGAACGATTTCTATTCATAATCTATAGCTTTTACCTTTTGTCTTGTATTCGTCAGAAGTGTTGAATATCTCGTTTATTATTTCATCAGGTGTTGTCTTGAGGTGTTTCGCCTCTAGGATATATATATTATTGCTTACTGGATCGCGTCATATTGTAACAATACCAGTGAAGTCTGCTTCTTGCTTCTGGCTTATTGCTGGATCAACAAATGTTACAATATCCATCCTTCTTGTCTTTTCTTCAATTTCTCTCTCTTCTGAATATATAAACATCTGCTTATTAAAATCTCCACCTCATTCATTTATTGGATCTTGTTGATATTGTGATTGGAAAAAATAATCTCATATTGTTTTTCTAACTTCCTCGAGGTATTCAGTAGAAAAACGTGAACTCCAGAAGCTTTCTCATTCATCGCTAATGGCAGGAACAGAAACAATCTTCCAATCTTTCTCGCGTTCTGTTATGTATCACACAAGATCGTCCTCTCTCCATCTCTGCATAATAATGCAAATTCCTGCGTTCTCGTTATGCCTACGAGATAAAAGAGTGGAATCATACCAATCTTCAACACGCTTGCGTATCGTGTCAGATTCTGCGTCCTGACGTGTAGCGTAAGGGTCGTCAATAATAAGTCGGTTTCATCATTTACCAGTTATTCATCATCCTACGCCATAAATCATCAAATGGTTTCAATTATCCATCGACCAATCTCAAACAGATTCGTTACCCTGTTTTATGCGTGATTTGAATAGTGCTTTATATTCTGTACTGTTTACGCGTTCTCGTATGTTTCTCGAGATAGTTTCAAGTAGATTTACACTATGCCCAGTGTAAATAACATCCATTCGATTAAGTTTCCCAAAGCTCCATGCAATGGCTTCACTGATCATTCTTGTTTTCCCGGAACGAGGTGGAAGTTGTAGAATCAGCTTCTTTGTGTTCCCAAGCATAAACTCTGACAACTCTTGCGCAAGTATTTCATGTATACGTGCAATCTCGAAAAACTTGTCACTAAAAACACAGAAGGATAATAAATCTTTCTGTGCCATATCTGTGAAGAATGCCTGTTCTTCTTTAGTCATTATTTTGATACCTTAGCGCTATTGTCTTTTTTTGTTCTTCGCTCATTTCTAGAAATCCAATGTTTTCGGTTGGTTTGTTCTGTATTATCTGATTTTGCTTAAATGTGCTTTCCCTTAACGATACAAGCTCTGATATTCGTACATTCTCTTCTTTATTTTCTAGCTTTGATGCGATTAGTATATCTGCTAGTGTTTGAAGCTTATTATTAGTATCAATTAAATCTGCTATTCGTCTACTCTCTGTGGCAACTTGTGGCAAGTCATTATTCAATACATCGCATACTGTATCATTAGATACAACGCTTCATAATCCCTTTGCTATATCTCTACTAGAAGCATCTGGATTATTTATCTTTGTCTCAATAATCTTTGATTTCATATTACTATCTGTCTTCTTTCCCCTCATATATTTTTTATAGTTACATTAACAATCTATCACAAGCCATTTTATACATTTGCTCTATATTTGCAAGAGTGATCTCGTTGGATCAGTACTCGAAAATGAATGTGCTTTGCTTGTACTTAAACATAAAAACATTTCCTTTCATTTTGAAGAATACTTGGTCGTTATCCTTTACAATAAAAAACAGATCTACCGCATCCTCGATGGGATAGTATAATCTGTTCTCTGCTCTGTATGCCTTATCCTCTGTGTTGTTCATTGTTTGAAAGAAACCGTCTAATATGCTTTATTCTTATTTCATTTTTCTCGTGGCTTCCAGTATATTGCGTTCATGAACAATGGATATTTTGCGAGACTTCTTACAAATTTCTTGTTTCTGTAATAAGCGCTGTATTCCTTCCCTGATTCCAGTTTTATTGTTACATACTGGTATTGTTTTGGGAGGATGTCTTTGACTCTGTTCCACATAATTCCTTGGTAAACCGTCTAATATTATTCGCTGTGCAATACTCACAAATACTTGGTAGGAAGATGAATTCTGATTTAGTGATCATTCTTCAGCACTTGCATTTCACTAATGGTCTTTTGGAGGAGTTCATATGGTGGGAAAGGTTGCTTTTGTTGGTACTTGAATCTTGGTGCAATGAGCTTGGGTTGTCAGTCTATCTTTATGATAGTTCCTTCTTCTGCGTATTCTGCTGTGACTCTTGGGCTGAACTTTGATAAGTAGTCTTTGAGTTGTTCGAAGGATCACTGCATAGTTCAATAGTTATATATCAAAAGTCTCTTGGTTCTGTCGTTGATGGTTATCCCGAGAGCAGATTCGAACTGCTACCTACACTTTCGTGCATACTCTACGCGATTGAGCTACTCGGGCATATACCGATTTACGCTATCGGTAAACGCTGCGGGTGTAGTGGTTTTCACTACCGTCTGAAACGCAGAGCATGTTTACCTTGTGGTAAAAATGGTACATTTCATACTTGTTGAAGAGGTCTACTCGTCGCAGATTTTTCACCGCCTTCTTAATTGCTCCAGATACCATCTCATATACCCTTTTCAAATATGAGACAGTATCCGAAGAGCGAGTGGCAGCTCGCTGGTGGAGGTTAAAGCTGTTTTTCGAAGTATCCTTGGCGGTATGCTGTTCGGATAAGAGCAGTGAGCGCCGGATGGATGTATGCGTACTCTGGACTGTATGTACCGTCTCTCTTGCATCTTGGCTTTCGGTGTCCGATGAGTATTTTCTCGAATTCCCCTTTCTTGTCCATGTTTTGGATCGTGCGATATGTTACTGGCTCGCCTCTTGAATTGAAAACGAACGGGGTGAGTTGTTTAAGTTTGTATGTGGTGAGGAGTTCTCGAGCGTCCATTTGGTAGATGTTTGAATTATTGATTTGATTATAGTCTTTTTATGGCTTAATGCAAGATTGTTTTCGTCTTTATTTGCGTTTTGGCGTGAATAGGTATGAGAGACGATCGCCTCGTTTCTCCACTGGTTTTCTTTCGAAGATTTCAAAGAACTTGTCCTTGTGAAGTGAAGCCTTACCGAGTTTCTGGAATGCTTCGTGGTTCTTTGTGAAGAATGGTTCTAGCCATTGAGGGATGTTTGTCATTTTTTTCAATTGTAAAAGTATACTACTTTGCGAACAATTATCTTTCCTTTCTTATCTCGGATGATATGTCCTCGATTGGGATATCATACCCTTATTTGCGTAAGTCTCTTACCCTCATCGTATACGATGCGCCAAGACCATGCTTAATGAATGTATAGATTGGTACTTCCTTATATTTCTTGAGTATAGCAAGTGTCTTTTCCTTGCCTGTCATTCCATCAAATTCGGAACGATATAGACTATCGAATATCCACATTATGAAACAATTTTAAGAATAGAGGTAGCTTCTTTGATTCGCTTACGTATTCGCTTCTCTTCCTGTTGGTTTTGTTCTCCTTCCAGAATAGTGATGAGTTTTTTCACGTCTGATGGCTTCATGTATGGAATGTGTTCTACCCAGTATCTGAGTTCTACTTCATCCATGTTGCTATTTTGCAAAAGCCTTTTTATTTTTTCAATCATATTATGGATACATTCATGGGAAATATGATTTCGGGCAAGTAAGCACCAATGGGTTTTTCACTTGTCCTGTGAGTGCGTAGATTGTACCTGATTGACCATGACACCAATCTTTGTGCCAAGTACCTATCATAGAGAGTGCCATAATGAATACGGCGATTATTCCTGCGTATTTCATAGGTCTAAAGGTTAATGAATTGAGATACGTTATAAATCCAACTCTTTTCTGCTACATTTGGGTTTCATACGTAGTTGTACGAAATACATGTGATTGGTGTCTTGCTTTCGATACATCCTTTGTATCCATAGCGCATACCATTTACTTTTGAAATCCAGTATTCGTCCCAGTTTTCGAATGGGTATAGATTACATCCATAAGCATCTGTGAACCGCCCATTTACTGTATTATATCCACCAAACTTATCGCTAGAGTATACTCGAGTGTTGTCATCGTTTATCTTGTACTTGGCTCATCCTAGATTATACCGCCCGTCACATTTCCCACCGATTCTATCATTTGCGAAGTCTGTCCCAAGTGAGCTCTCTGCGAATGTAATCCCGATGAGAATATTGAACCATTGAGACTGTGGGTCGATTCTATCATCCACTATCTTTTCGATTCTTGCTAATACTTCCAGATCACAAAGTGGAGAGTCTTTTCTTTTCTCACATACTTTCTGGTATACCTTCTTTACTTTTTCGGAATACTCTTGGAATATTTCTTTTTTTATTGCAGCAGGATTTTGATTTATTTTTTCGTCTGCTTGTGTTTCTCTTATTCAAAACGAAAGAGTTATAAGCCCGAGCGCTAGGAACACGTAAGAAGAATACTTGAAGTATTCATATCGAGCGAAATACCATCGTATTTTCATTCTACTTACAAGGTCAAAAGCATTTATGTTTTCGCGTCTCATTCCTGCGGATAGATAATACCGCATTTTGTGTCCGTCCTTTGTTTTGAGATTTGTGTAACGCATACAAAGAAATTATTGATAAGGTACACATAGTATTTCATATGTTTTTCTATGTGTCAAACTTTTACATCATCTTTTCGTAATATTCAAGCTCTTCATTATTGATTGGATCTTGTAGAATGAAATCAAGAGTGTTGTGAGTCCATTCTTTGATATCTTCAATGTACTTTCCGAATGCTTTTGTAGATAGTTTTGTCGTACTTCAATCTTCGAATTTGTATCGTCCTGTTACTACACATTTTTTACGCTTGCGAAGGAGCTTTGTTTTGAAGAAGAAGTGAACATGTTCGACAGTGAGTATTTTTCACTTTCTAGCAAACGCATCGACCACTTGTGGATAGTACCATCAGAAGAGTGCGGCATTTTGCTTGAGTGTTCTCAAATCTTCCACCTCCTGTACTTTATATCGTTTCCCTATTTCACAATTAAGTTGTGGTGGGTTTCCGTTGTATATAAAGTATTGCATGTTATTTACGAGATACGTTGTATTTTTCTGCGTTGTATGTGTATTTTACTGGTGCAATTATTTCTCATGTGTTTGGATCGGTGAACGTACCTCCTTTCTCATGTAAATCAGTTGCTTGTTTCAGTAATGATTCACGGGCTTCGAGTGTTGCTTTGATCTGCATATAAACAATATCGTCTTCAAAGTTGTATTTCTTCCCACCGCTTGTTACTTTGCAAGAAAACCCAGCGGGGAGTTCTTTCACTTCATCAAAATATTTCTTGAATGATGGTTGAAAGTCTTCTTTGATTTTCTTTGTAGTCTTCTCGATTGCATGAGCTAATAGAAAAGCCTTATACGGCTCATATTCTCAAAGCAATCGAATATCTTTTTCGAACTTTTCGATTCAGTTGATCTGATCGATAAATGGCATAATTTGGTTTTCCATAAAAGGAATGTTAGTGATAATGGTCGCCGTTTGGCGATATACGGGGGAGGTTATCCCCCGAGTATTTAAGCAAAAGGAACATCTTCGATAGTAATTTCTTTGGTTGGCTCTGATAGTCCATACATCTGAGTTTGAATTGTTTCGTATTCATTAGATTCTGCAATACGCTTTTTTAGATATTCAGATAATCCGTTGTATACGTCTTCTTGAAAATCATTGAGATTGAACCACGTTGTTGCATTGATTTGCTCTGGGCATTCAAGTCCTTTTGGAATAGTTGCAATACCGCTTATTTCTGCGTATGTTTTAGTTCCATCTTTACTTGGCTTGTGGATAATCTGAACCATACAAGTTTTCCCGAGAATATTGTATAGGTCGAATCCTTCTAGTTCTTCTTGTGTAAACTTCTTACCACGCCAATTTTCAAGGTCTCATCTTAGATTCGCTTTTTCTGATAGAGAAAGTGTATATTCCTTTGATACTGCAAATGGCTCTGGTCATTTCTCTTCCTTGAATGTTTCAAGTTCTGTTGGCATTTCAAATGATATGCGAACCTTCCTAGAGTCTACATTGAATCTTGGATTATGAGTTGTCCCAAGATCGACAACCGAATAGCAGCGGGCTACATAATTACCGGGTTCGATAATCTTAAAGTCTGTTCCGCCAGTTTCTTTGGCGATAAGTGGGGTATGTTCCATAGTATGGAAAGGTTATACCGGCGAGATATATAGAGTGCCGGGGGAAGGGCCTGTCCCTCTTCCCCGATATTCTATTGAAATATTTCGTGATAGTGTTCGAGGATACACGCAAGGTATCAACGCTCGAATGATAGTACTTCTTCGTCTGTAAGTTCTTTTTGATTATTGGCGATTTCTCGATCAAGTGCTTTTTGTGTCATTTGGTCGATTATTTGTTGGAATGTATCTTGATCGTGTTCTTTTTTGATTTGTTCTTTTTGTAGAACGTCATCGATTGTTTCCATGTTATTCTGGGATAAATACTAGGAATTTTCCATTTACTACTCCGATAGGGTATAGCCCCATTTCGTAGAGAGGTACAATGTTGATAAACGATCCATTTGGATATTTCGAAGAATACTGTATGCTATCTTTTAGTAATTCATCATACGCGCCCCATGCTGCGCCCCGTGCTGCGTCCCATGCTGCGTCCCGTGCTGCGCCCAGTGCTGCGCCACGTGCTGCGCCCCATGCTGCGTCCCATGCTGCGTCCCGTGCTGCGTCCAGTGCTGCGTCCCGTGCTGCGTCCAGTGCTGCGCCACGTGCTGCGCCCCATGCTGCGTCCCATGCTGCGTCCCGTGCTGCGCCCCATGCTGCGTCCCGTGCTGCGCCCCATGCTGCGCCCCATGCTGCGTCCAGTGCTGCGTCCCATGCTGCGTCCCAATCTTCAGGAGTTTTTAATCTCTTGTATTCAATGGAAGCTTCTACTCAAAATCCTTTTAATACTACTGAAACCTGTTTTTCGATTTCTGACTTATCTAAGTTTGCCTTTGGCTTAAACCACTCTATTTTCTTAATTCGATCAATGTAAGCGTCAAGTCTTGCTTCAACTTCCTTAGGAAGTTCTTGTCCGTATTTCATAAGATGAAAGATAATTGATAAGACACGACAATTATATATCATTGCATTCCCGTGTCAAATGTTTTTTCGCTTTTTGTGTGCTTTTATTTTGTTTATATGCTTTTGATCGTTATTTCTGCTCGGGGGTTTACCTTATCCACTCACATTGCTATAAGTCGTATATCAGGAATAACCTTCCAATTATCATCGGTAAGTTTTCTAGCTTCCACCAACATATCTGCAACACTCTCGAACTTGTTTGAGTTATCGGCCTTCCTATTGTCTGGATACCATATTTTCATTTCTATGTAATAAGGAGGTGGAAAATTGATTTTAACGTGCGAAATTTGATCGATTGCTTTCTTCTCCCATTCGATATACGCCTCTGATGATAAAAGCGTAGGGCGGCCCCTCCAGGCGATTCGTTTACTGTTCTTTTTACTTGGTATGCGTCACGTTATTGTAAAAGTGCAGAATTGTAAGTGTTTTTCGAGAATCATATGATCTGTGATTCATAATGATTTTGCTCGTGCGTTTTCTTGGCGCTCTTTTATCTTTTTGTAGTCTTCTGGGGATATGGTAATCATACATATGGTAATAAATACTTCCAAATATGCTTTATAGCTCAACCTTCCCAACTATTCCCTATTGCCTTATAAGCTCTCGAAGGAGAGATAGAATCGAATGAGTACCACTCTGGGAACGACTGGGCGCGGGCACATTCTCGGACTGTGAGTTTGCGCCAGTAGTATTCCGCTTCGTATTTTCATACGAGTTTGTTATTGTTCGGATAATCTCCATTTGCGTTTACCGCGCAAGACTTCTCGAGTGGATATAATCATCCAGTATTATTTCCGTGTGGTATCTGGAAGCGACCGATTGTCATAAACTGCGGAGAAGTAGTGATTCCATTGAGTTTATCACGCATCATTCTGCCACGCGGCGTGGCAGAATTTGGCTGTGCCATATCCACACAATCTCATTCTTGGAGTTCTACGAATCCTTTCTTGGTTGCTTCTGGGATACAAATTTTCTTTTCTATAATTCCAAGATACTTTTCCGGTACTGGCTTCCATACTGGCTCTCCTTTCTTATCTACCGCATCGAAAGGAATATCTTCGAGAATGTCTTTCAATAGGATTCCAGCATCTTCTGGTTGTGGAATATCTATGCCTTTGTATGTTCCGTCTGGTTGGCGTATTCAAAGCCAATATAACCTTTTACGGGTTTGGCAGGAAGTCAGGCGTGAGTCGATATACATTGGCTCGATTCCGAATAGTGCTTCCGTGATTGTAGCTTTCGCTTCCTTTGGCATACTTGCCACGTTTTCCATAAAAAATGCTTTTGGTTTCGTTTCTTTTAGAATTCGGACATATTCCCAAAATAGAGAAGATTTTTCTCCGTCAAGTCCTGCGCGTTTCCCTGCGATGGATAGATCCTGGCAAGGTGGTCATCCGATTAGGAAATCAATAGCACCACAGTGGTATGTCTTATCTCACATAACCGCGGTATTGTTTACCGTAACATCAAGAACGCTTCCTATATGCTCTATATCTGGGAAATTCGCCTTTGCGAGCTTGATTGCATACGGGTCTACTTCCGAAGAGAAGTATCTTGTGGGAGTGATTTTCATTTCTTTTAGGGTTGCGAATCCTTGTTCGGCTCATCCGAAGAGTGATAGTACATTCATATTTATTTCAAAAGATAAGTTTTACAAAATTCTCGCTTCTCATTGTCTCATTTTGCATGGATATCACGATGACAGTCAATGCAAATGGTAACAAGTTGTGATGGGTCATTTCTATCTGGTCAATAGTTGGCTTCAATTCCGTGCCA